ATTAACCGTTTGATCTGGAACGTAAGGCTTGGGCAACCATGCGTATCCATTGAAGATGTACATATAACCGGTATTCTCTTCATAGCAAGTAGCGCCGAGATTAATATCAGTAATTGATTTAGTATCGGTGGATTTACAAATGTAGCGATTGGGTGATATTATTTGAAATGACATGGTGTATCCCTCCATTTTTCGGGACTGTTAAAAGTGGGGATTGATTATCCGCATAAAGTGTATCAACCTATGGCAATTAGCACAAAGAGTCTGAAGATTATTAAGGGAATTATTCTTTTTATTTTCGTCTTGGTGATGAATATCTAATTGACAAGAATTTACAGGAATAAACCCGCATATCTCGCAATTTTCTTTTTTCACCTTGCGGAAAAGTTTTGTTATGCCGTGTGCTTTCCGTTTCCGTTTCCGGTTTGGACAATATTTAAGATCATGACATTGTCCGCATAACTTTGCCCACACTTCCTTCCCTTTATAAAAACCAGAACTTCTCGCTAATCTATCACAAACTGTACATTTCGGTCTCATAATCTCCCCCTACCTGAAAGGGGTTAGGCTGACTTTTCTACAAACAATTCGTACAGGCTAAGATGCTCTTCCTTTAGCTTGGGGGGCTTTGCATCATTCAATGCTTTAAGTACCCCAACAATGACATCCGTTGCCTTCTCACCAATTGGTACTTCCTTGGGGATATCCCCGGCCTGCTTCCACTGAACTTGCCCATTCTCTTGCCTAAATTCCAAGGCCGCGTGCTCCTCTTCGGAAAATGAGAGGTCTTCGCGAAGTTTACGGATGATCTTGAGGGTAGTGAAGTCACCTTCCTTGGGTAGAATGTTCAGTAAAATTAGGCGGTCAAATACTTTCAATTCCATATTACTTACTTCCTTTCTTTGGCTTAGATATTGATTTGGGAATTGAAATTGTCGCTTCCGATTCCACTATAGCAGATTCGATTTTTACCCTGCCACCGGTTAAACTACCATCTGATGTTACTCCACGATTTCCAAATGGTGTTTTAATAGTGACTTTGCCTGTTACATTGGACAATAGGCCACCTTCTATTTTAATGGATTCCGAGCCTTTGTTGAGTCGTAATCTGATTCCCATGATAACCTCCAAAAGTGGGGAGATTTAAGGCACTCCCCAAGCCTGTTAGATTATATATTACTTTAGCTCATTATTGTCCATTTAAGAACAATCGTACCGGTTGCGGTCAGGTTGCCTGTGTTGTCTTCATTCCAAGTACCAGCAGAATTCAGGAATACATTCTTGACGCTTGCCGCTACATTCAAGGCAATGCCTGTACCGATTCCCGCTGTTGCCCCTTTAAGTGCGGACACTGCCGCACCACCACCGGCTGCCGTATTGATTGTTTGCCCTGTCAGTCTGTCTTCAAAAGTTGCTGTGCCGTCCAGTGTGGCAATTACTCCGCTTGCTACAACAGAACCTAATCCTGTATCCGATGCAACTGCCGTACCTGCCGCTGTCAGCACGATGGCCGAAAGGGCAGAAACCAATTCAAGATGCTGACCTGCTGGGAAGGCATAAACAATGTTGCCAAATCCTTTTGCAGCAGCAGCAGCGCCAGGCGCTCCAATGATAAAGGCTGTCAAAGTAAGCACAGTGGTTATATCCCTGCCATCACCGTACTGTTTGAAAGTTACTGTTCCCGCACCCGCAGTGCCCAACGCAACCCTTGGCTGAACTGAATCGGGTTTTATGCCTTCGGAGTCAAAGACTGCAACCAACACACCATCTTGAGATACCCCTGTTTGAGTAGCGGATACCAAATAAAGTCCCGTATCGGCCGCTCCCACCTGCAATGCCGGCGCACCTACTGCCCCTGCTCCACTTAGCAATGTCGCGGCGCCAGCCAAAATAAGGGCATCTGTCCCTTGATCCCACTTCAGATATGCGCCATTGGTAGCCCCATACATGAAGACATCGTTCCCCTTACTACCACCCGATCCGCCAATAGTAAGCGTTCCATTCACATCAGTTGTGGGGTCCCAAAACACACCGCAACCAGTGACATCACCGTACAAATTTACTTGGATACCTTTTGTGTCAGCCCCAAAATACCACGCACCGTTTGTGTCGCCATTCTGATCGAACCAAACTTTATAAGCTGTAGTATCTCCAAAAAAGGTTACATCAACTCCGGTAGCATCAATTCCGAAATCAACATCACCTGCGAACATGGACTTGCCGGAAGCAACCTTAAAGGCCAAAGCTTTGGTAATTGTAACAGAAACAGCTTGTGCGGGAGCCCCGGCAATTTCAACCGTGGAAGCCTCTGCAACCGTGATTACTTGGGAATCCGTAATCGTAGGGGCAGTAACATAAACGGCAACGCCGGTCATATCCGTAACACCTGTTTGACCGGTTAGGGTGGTTGTGCCGGGGACAATGTTCAGCATCCTGCGGGTTGTGCCTGCCGCTGCGGTGATTGTTGACGGAATACCTGTTATGGTCAGCATGTCAGCCGCTACGGTATTGCGAGTGTCTGCAACCAAGAACTTCGTAGTTGCATCGTAGAATTCCAAGGCCGCTGCTGTATTGGCAATTAAAACAATGTCGGATGCCGCACTATTCAAACCAAGGATCGTTCCAAGGTAAGTAGCACCGGCAACACCAAGTCCACCATCAGTATGGATAGAACCAGATGTTGTATTGGTGGAAGCTGTGGTGTCGTCTACGCTTAATGTCACTCCCGCTGAAATAACCAAACTGGCAGCAGTCACATTAAAATCGACATATGCAGCAGCGGTTCCAAGGAATACCCTGAAATCAAGGTCTTTGGTTCCATTACCAATGTAAATCTTTCCCGTATTATCGGTTGCCGGAAGAATTTCCAATAGGGAAGTCGCGGAAACCCACCGTGCAGAAACATCGCCGCCTGTTGCATCGCCAAATTGAAGGTAAAAGTTGTCTTTGATTTGTATATCTTCAAGATCAATGGTCAGATCGCCTGCTATCGTAACATCAATGCCAGCAGTTACCAAAGTGCCTGCTCCGGCATCCAAAATAAAACTTTTCCCTCCATCAGCGTACCACTGGAAATCGACATCCTGGGTTGTACCGCCGACTTTGACCGCAGCGGTTCCGAGGGTGAGAACATCGCCGGTTGCCGACTGCCCTACTGCGGTTTCGTAGAATACTAAACTGCCGGAAACCCATTCTGAACTTATATTTGTTACCATAATAATTACCTCCTCCGTGCCGAAGCTATAGGAGCGGTTCCCCTGGTTATATGAGTAGGTGGGGTTGAGGTTATCGCACCCACCATCTCGATTAGGTTAAAAGTTAAGCAGTTGCAAGTACCGTTGCCGAACCCTGACCAGGATAACGATAGGTGCCAATAGCAAATCCACTGACAGTACCCGTTACGCTTGTGGTAGTCAGGAACTTACAAGCCAGCCAATCGTGGTCAAGTGAAGAATCCATATCGGCAAGGTCAACTTCGACAACCAACATAAAGTTGCTGTAGGTTCCGTGGGTCAGTGTAAGGGTAGATGCGCTCGTCCATGCCGCAAGAACATCGCATGAAGTGGCCGAACCCGCCGTTGCCGTACCCATTGCCGCTCCACCGAATGCGTAGTTGAACCTTACGGCAGAAGTGTAGGTTGCATCAGCAATAGCACCAAGCACAGTGAATACGGAAGATGCGCCACCAAGGGTATTGAGGATAAAGCAAAAAGTAACTTTACCCACCAAATCCTTGCAGTAAAGGTTATCGGTGTACACGGTGCTGGAAAGGTCAATCGCCTTAGCCACCGGGACTATTTTGTATTTATCTGCTGAAAACTGAGACATTGTCTTACCTCCTTGGTTTAAGGGGAGGTATTTCACTCCCCGTTTTGGTTAATAAATACACACCCTTAGCTTGCCGCCAAAATAACGAACGGTCCCTGGGTCGCTGTAGAACCACCCTTGTAGGGAGTAAGCACCTTATTCCGAATAGGCGCACCGTCAAACCGGTAAATCCAACGGAAGGTCATCTCATCGTACAGGAACCGGACATGGATGCTGGCCTGAGCGTCAATCCCACCCTTGGTAAGCAGTAGGTATTCGCCAAGGTCGGCAAGAATGATGTCGCCGGGTGTAGCCGGAGCCTGACACTGTTCGATGGGAATAATAGCCTTGCCTAACAGAGTCATGTAAGGCGAACCGGAAGCTCCACCTGGGGGCAGGAACACCGGGGTCGAAGCGGTGCCACCGGGAAGGGTCATCAACATGATTTCCGGTAACAAGGCACGGTTAATGAACCACACGGCAGAGGGGTCAGAAGATGACAATAACCGTGCGTACATGCGGGCGATGTTCGCGTACAGGATGCGCTGACCTACCGTTGAGCGTGTCTGACCGGTTTCCACTGCCTGAGTTACCGTACAAGCAGCCGGAATGACACCGGAAGCATGGCCTGCACCAACACCGTTGATGATTTCGTCGTCTACCTTGAATCCAAATTCCATCGGGAACCAGCGGTTGACTACGGCGGTGAGCTGGGAAGAATCTTTGAGAACGTCACCGGTTGCATAGAAGATACCCATGCAATCTTTGAGTTTCCAGACACCTTCGCGGAACTTAGGCTTGCTGGCAGTAACGGTATCGGCTTCGGCCTTCATATAAACCTGAATTCCGCCGAATCGGGAGCCGGTTGCACGGGAAGTCTCGTCAATCAGGTTGAGTTCGAGGCCGTTGGAATTAGCGGAGCAGGGCACATTGAAGCATCTCTGTGAAAGCAGGCCGGTTGCAATGGTGCCACGATCCAGCATGGTTGCCTTGTCTTCCTCAACCAGAAACCCACCTTCACTGGGAATGAGTTCATTAGCACCGGAAGCCGCATCCGCACGAACCTTGGCTAACCGGGCAATGGCTTCTGCACGACTGGACTGAGCCAAATCGGGGTTGACCGCTGCAACCACATCCAAAAGCTGCTGACCGATATTGGTGTACACAGGGGTTTTCTTCTTATCACCACCGGCACCAGGCGCGTTCATCTTGGCAACTGAGGCTTCAATGGCTTCCAACTGAGTCTTCATGGTGTGGATAGTTGCTACATCCTCGGCGATCCGCTTGACTTTATCTTCCAAAAGCGGATCGGCATGACCTTTGGCTTCAATTTCCTTCAGACGCTTGTCGTTGTCGGTAATAAACTTGTCCAAGGCCGAGCCCTGAGCTTCTATGAGTTTTTTCAATTCGGGATCCATATTAATTTCCTCCTATGGTACTTTGACTGGTTAGTTTGTTAATGTTGGATTGGATTGCCGCAATGAAGGCGGTATTGTCTTCAACGAGCGGAATCACAATCACTGGTTTATTCCTATCTGTTGGGTCGTCTTCTGCCTCAGCCTTCAAGCCTCTCGCAAGTACAGCCTTAGCACTATTTCTTGAAAGACCTGCATCGCGCAGAGCTTTCTCCAAATCCCTAATTGTTGGTTCGGAATTAGATTCAAGACCAAACCATTCTTTAACATCTGCAAAAATAGGAAGATCAAGATTTGCTTTTACTGATTTACCATCAACAATCATATCAATAAAACCATGATCCTTAGCTATCTTGGCAGTCATATATGGAGCATCTTTCATCATTGCGCCTAACTCTTTCTTTGATTTCTTGGTTTTCTTTTGATAGGCATCTATGATTATCTCATTATCAACATTTTCGAGTAAATCAGCTATGTCACGCAATTCATATTGGTTCCCAATCGCAACAGTGAGTGAATTGTGAATCATGAACATTGTATTGCTATAGGCTTGAACCTTCTTGCCTGCCATTGCAATTACCGAGGCCATCGAAGCAGCCAACCCCTCGATACGAGTGGTAACGATACCCTTGTGAGAAGTAAATGCGTTGTAGATAGCCGCACCATCGAACACATCTCCACCCGGCGAATTGATACGAACCGTTACATCACCCATATCAGCAAGCGCGTGGATAAGGTCGCGTGGGTCATTATAGGGCCAACCTATGTAGTCGAATAGCAATATCTCCGCAGTGGTATCTTCAGAAGCAGATATTACCTTGAACCATTCAGGCTTATCGAGTGGTTTGTTGTATATAGCTGCTATTGCCTGTGCGTTGGCTTGGGTTCTGTATGCGTATCTCATGGTTGTCTCCTTAAACCGCTATTGCCAATGCAGGCTGGAACGGTTTGTCAAGTTTATTCCCCTTACTTCTGTTTTTAAGTCTTTCAAGTGGCTGAAGATTTTTTAATGACCAACAAATACGAAAATCTAAATCTTCTGGCCTTTCAAAGTTATGAACTGAAATAGGTATTTTGTGATCTATTTCCCAAACCGACCCATAATTACTCCAATTCATCTCAGAAGTAAATAACTTTTCAAGGTGCATCTTGAGCTGGTCAATTGTAAAATCAACTAATGTCTCCCAATGGCGTCCCGCTTTCGACTCAGTGAGAGATGTACGTATTTCCCTTGAGATGCTATCGCTTACCCTATTTTTAGGAACACTTGCCCTCTTTTTGTTAGACCTCCGTAGAGATTCACGAACTTTTTCGGGATTAGCGGCAGTCCATCGTCTTAACGCATCCCTCTTTTTGCCGGGGTTAGCCAACAACCACGCAGCAGTTGTAATTTTTGCTTGTTCTTTGTGACTAACACGGTACACCCTCGCTTTTGCTGCATGTCTTTCTTTTGTTCTTTCTTCATACGCCTTTATTTCTTCACGATGCGATTCAGCATAAGCCTTGCTATATTCCTTCAATTCTTGGTCATGTTCGGAACGCCACATAACCATATACTCTTTAACCTTTTCAGGATTGTTGGCCTTCCATTCACGAGCCTTCCGATTATTTTCTTCTTTATTCTCTATGTGTTTAATTCTTGCATGTTCATGTTTACATGCAACACACCACGCACCAATACCACTTTTACTTGCACTACATTTCATGAATTCGCTATAATCTCTTTCTATCCCGCAACGAGAGCATATTTTACGCATTAGATGCCCCCTTGTTATTGTCTTTTGCCGGTAAATCCTGCTGCTTTAACGAACTTGTACGAGTACGGAATTCATCCCCACCTTCATACTGGTTGAGATCCTCCCATTGTCTACATTCGTTAGGGTTAAGAACTTCTGCATTTATGCCAACCTGATATGCTGCAAATCGTTCTGTAATATTACCTCTAAGTAATGAATTTAAATTAAACTTGGTATAGTAGGTGTCTTGTTCATCATCGGTCAGTAAGTCTCTATCAATGGACGTTTCAAAATTAACCGCTATCGGAGTGAGCGTAAAATCAACAAAAGTACGCTTGAACTCTGTCGCACTGGCATATGTAGCAGGATTATCGCCTGCCTGGATTAACATGAGAGGGATACCGTACATCCCCGCAATCTGAGATTCTGTGAACCGCTGCTGCTCTATGAATTGTTGGTCAACGAGTTTAATGGGTGGAAAGTCGATCTTCATGCCATCGTCTACCAACATCACATCCTGTGCATTATTAAGGCCAGCGTACTTTATTTTATAGGCGGCAAGCATATTAGCATGGTCTTGGGGTGCGAGGCGCAGAGGGTGGGTCAGAATCGCTCCTGGGTGCATTCCTTTGCCGAAGTAGTTGCCGATGAATGTTTCGGATGACTGGCCGTTGTAGACGCATTGGCGAGCGTATTCGATAGGGTTGATGCCTATAATGCCGTCGAGTGATAAGCCGCGAATATGAAGGATATCGGCTTGGGTGTAAATTTTCTGACCACTGGAAATATTTACTGTGTAGGAGATAGACCAATCATCGTTTTGTTTAACTTGAACACGGTCGGGGTGAAGGGGGTACAATGCCATTATCTTATTACCGGCACGAGATTTGAATGCGTAAAAGTTGCCACGGAGACAGATATGGACAATAGCCATGCCAAAGAACTGAGGCGAGGTCATCCATGAATTAGGGTGCTTTCCGATAACTTTATATAAATAGTGATCCTTAGCCTTGTTTTTGATGTCATCAACTTCTTCCATAAGCTGACACGGCATCTGGGATATGCAGTTATAGAGGACACGCACACAGTTGTTCACAGTCATTTGCCGCATAGCGGATTCGGAGGTCATGGGTAGATTGCCCAAGAGATCACCACCGTAATAACTGCCGCCCGGATAGTATGAACGGTCGTCAAGTGGGCCGTAGTTGGTCATTGCCTTGGGTCTAGGTAGCCGATCCATGAAGTTCACTGTTTACCTCGCATCAGCCAGCCATGAAGATGAAGAATAATGCCTACAACTACATAAGATAGCCACGGTATAGGGCTTGAATAAATTCCGTACCAAAGAAGTGCTAACCCACCAAAGAACAAGGGGAAGCGAATATCAAACGCTTGCCACATGGCAGAAACACGTATAGCCAGAAGCGTTCGCAATCTCTCTACAGTTGAACCAATTGCTGATTCCAGAGCCATTTTAGCACATTATCCGTAACCTTAATCGCATTAAGTAAAGAAATAAGACTCTTTTCAGGGAATCGTAACACAAAAATATAGCATCGGTTTTAACAGATTAGAAAAAATCTTAAGTGATGTTTAGCTGATAGTTGTATGTTGTTGTAATTCTTCAATAACTTTGCGTGAGATTCTTAACGTCTTGCCAGGGAGTTTAATGGCTTCTAACTTGCCGGTGGATATCCAGTAGTAGATAGTGGGAAGTGATACAGATAAAAGTTCAGCTACCTTGGCAGGCCGGAGTAGGGATTTGGTCAGCAAGTCGGTCATTTATTCCTCCAAATTATCACGTTAATTATCACAAGATTATAATTAAAATGGCATCAAACCAATGCCTTTTTACAATCCATGCACACAAGTACCGGCTGCTGCGCCATCAATTCCTGACCCGTAGGCGACACTAATGCTGATACAATATAACATGCGACTACCGGAATAAAATATTTACACCCGCACTCGCAAACTTTCTGAGTGGCGTTTTTCAGGTCAACTTGGATTTGCTGGCCCGGCTGTAACTGCTTGAACTGGATTCCCTTTTCTCTCATACGATTTGCTTCTCCCATGATAATCTCTCCTTTTGGTTAAGTTAAATTTCAGAATACATTATCCCCTACCCGGAAATACCTTAACATCATATCCTACCGGCAAAAATAGGAGATCATCGTCACGTCCGTACTCTTTAAACTTTATCTTAATTGCTTCTTTGAAATTATGATATGTTTTTTCGTCTCGCATCAAATTCTCTGGACACATTATCACAACAAGATTTTTTTCCATATTAATTCTCCTTTTAACTTAAATTGTATGATGCTAATATTTGTTCAACCGTTTTACCCGCATGGATTGATTGCTGTGGCAATCCTTTTCTGTCTCTACTTTTCAACCCTATCGCCATAGCCAACGCAACAGCCCCGTCGATTCTGAACCTCACCTGGCTCTTGTCCAATTTTCTATTCCCCGCTGCATCGCTGATTACCATAGCGTTAGAAATATTCCAAGTTAAACAAGGATGCCCATCATGCACCAGAACTCTATCTAATATCGAGCCTTCCAATGCTTCTACGGCACCAGTCATCGAAGCGTACCCTTGGCCCCAAGGAACCATCCTAATACCCCCTGAAGGCTCTACAATGGGGTTGCCTTTGGGGTCTTTCTTTTCGATATAACTATTTAACCCTATCCCATCCATAGCGTTGCGGAGGTCGTCTATTCGATAACGGTCAAATGCTATTCCAACGATATTGTAAACTTTACTTATCTCGGCAAGTTCTTGTGCTATGAATGAATATTGGATTGATTTACCGGGAGTCGTTTTAATATGACCTTGCCGTTCCCATAAGGCATAAGGTACACGATCTCGCTTCTCGTGTTCGTCTAATGTATCCTTTGGTTTCCAGAACCAAGACTTAACCTTATCACTTTCGCCAGATGATACACCAATTAAAGCGGTTAAGTCGGTCTTGCCGGATAAGTCTAAGCCTAATATAATATCTTCACCGGAGATTATCTCGGTAGCACCATCTTCGCCACGGCATCCTATCCATTCAGCGCGGGGGATAAGAGGTGATTTAGCATCTATTCTTTGGTTGAGGTTAAGATTCCTAAATGAAGATTCAAATGATGGCATCTGCTTGGCACGTTTAGCCATTTCTGTTATGTCATCCAACGACCTGAATACTCCCAACGCTGGGTTGGCTAACTTCCAGACTTCCATGTTATCAAAAATACCTTCCGCATCATCGGGAACCGCATATAGTTTGCAATAAGTAGATGGTATTTGCTTAGACAATCCTTGGTCGATAAGGATTGACAATGGATGCTGTGGGTCAGGCGACTGGGTGCTAATTGTAATAAACAGGGGTTCGTACCTTGCCCCCATTGAAGTATCAAAGGCATCGTATAGCTCACGATTTTTAGATTGCGCTAATTCATCATATGATACAAAGCTGGGAGAAAGCCCCATCTTAGTACCTGCCTCTGAACTAACAGCTCTATAAACCGACATCGTATCCAATGCTATCATTGTTTTCGTGCTTTCTGTAATTTGGATTGCTGCGGATAACTCCGGGTCAGCACGAATAATTTGGCAACAATACCGAAAAATTATAGATGCTTGGTCTCTGTCATTAGCGACCGAGTAATTTTCGCCATTCATTACCTTCTCTGGCCCCCACAAATGGACAAGAGAAAGGCAAGCCACCATCATCGTTTTCCCGTTTTTTCTCCCCATGCTCAGGATGGCACGACGCACTATACGCTTGCCATTTTCATCTACCGGCCCATAGACATTATTAATGAACTCCTTCTGAAAATCCATTAATTTAAAAGTGCCGCCTTGACCATCACCAGAGGGTACGTAGAGTAATTCGATAAAATTAATTATGTTTTGAACTCGTTGCGAGTATGTTGCCGGAACAGGAGTCTTTTTATCTTTCTTCATAATATCCTATCTTCGCACTTTTCCGCCTATTGTGAGATTTAATTAATGGTTGCAGGTTATCTATGGCCCAACATTGCCTAAATCCTTCATCATCCGTAGTATTAAATTGAAAATAAACAACAGGAAGTTTATGGTCTATTTCCCAATACTTACCATGATTTTCCCATGACATTTTAGTATCGAACTGGTTTTCAAGATGTTCTTTTAATTGGTTTATTGAATATCCAACAAGCGATTCCCAATGTCGTTTTGATTTAGTACCTTTTAGCGTCCTACGAATCGCACTTGAAATAACACAGTTCAGATTACCGGCAACAGTATCCCTTATTTTTTGGCTTGCTACCCTACTACGTTCTCTTGCTAATTCGGGATTGTCATCTCGCCATTGCTTTGCCCGTTCATTTATTTCTTCGCGATGAGTTCCCTGATATTTTTTCGCACTTTTCTTGCTAATTTCTTTTGCCTTGTCAGGATTTTCCTTTCTCCATTTGTCGTCGCATTCCCGGACCCTATCTTTATTGTTTTGATACCACCGGCTACCATTCTCCTTCTTAATGTCTTTATTATTTTTATTCCATTCACGCTGGTTAGCGCGAAACTCTTCGTTGTTATCCATGTATCGACTATGATTATAGATGGCCTTACATTCCTTGCATTCATTCCGCAGACCATCCTTAGATTCAGGACGTTTTTGAAATTCACTTTCGTCTTTTGGTATCCCGCACTTAGAACACTGCTTCATTTACCTCCACCATTCAGCCCCACGAGACCAGCGAATTTGCTCTTATTCCCTTTTTCTACCCTCACGCCTAACTTAGTCCGGCCCATGCAGGTCATCCCCAATGATTCAGCTAATTTTACCATGTCGGCTCTTTCTGCTCTGGCTATTTTTACCAATAGCGACTCAACATCATTGCCGGTCTGGGATTCCGCAACCAACGACTTGAATTGCCCTTTTGATTCACACACTTTCTGGATTTCTTCTTCCGCTTTCCGCCACCGGGAGTATGCTAAACAATAAGCCGATAATGAATGTTGGTCGATGCCGGAGAATACTTTCATAATGTGGAGTTCCTTGGCTACTCGATTCCATTCGGCCAGTGCATAGGGATCGGTTAGATAATCAGGGGGGATAGTATCGGTATCCGCAAACGGTGCCTGTGGAATAATCGGTATAGGCCGATGCGTTGGATTGCCTTGGAGTATTTCTAACTCTACTGGTTTACGTCTACCTTGTGCCATGATGCTACCTCACTTAATAATTTATTTAATAGCTATGGGTAGATTTGAACTACCAACGTATAGGCTTGCTTCGTTAGCGTTCCCGATAATGTTTCACAGGAAACCCAATTGCTCTAACCATTGAGCTACATAGCTATTCTTCCTTCCTAAAATTAGGATGCCTCAAATCCGTAGGCCAACCGTCCGCATCACAAGCCTGGCTATATCCAACATGCTCACTAACCCTTATGTGGCCTGAGTGACATGAAGCACATACGGCCTCCAAGTTATCCCACGACCAGAACAATGTCTCATCCCCCTTATGCTCAATTTTATGATGGACTATAGTAGCGGACGTCTCCTTATTCGACTTCAAGCACGGAGCACATAGCGGATTCTGATCAAGGAACATCTTCGCAACCTTACGCCACCGAGGTGAGTCGTATAACCTCTCGTGCTTAAATTCTGGCTGACAATATTTGCTTCTCATTTTACCATGCTCAGTGGTTCACGAATAGTTTTTACATCACCCAACAATTCCCGCTTTAGGATTATCCTCGCCAGCGACCCAGGTTTCCGATCCTCATCATTAGCACGAGCAATCAAGGCATCGTAAACATCCTGCGGCAACGTAAGCATAACTTTATACACCTGCTGCATAATAATTCTCCAATTTGATGGATTATAACACAAGAATATAAAAAATCAATAATTATTTAATTAATCTTAACTTCACTTAAAGATATTTAAAAAAGTGTTATAAAAACTTGCGGCGTCGCGCGCTGAAG